TCTCTTGTTAAAGCGTAATGTTGAAAATCAGTAATTGTTCCAACACCAATTGCACTGCCGCCAAGGCGATCACTGTCGCCAGCGTAAGCGTCGATGCTATTTGTGTCTCTCTGCCTAATGGTTATATTTCCACCCAAAGCGCCGATAGAGGTACCAACCCAACGACGCGTACCAGAAGATGCATCAGCTTTGGCCCAAAATTCAAGTGAATAATCCCCAGTCCCCGGAGCCGCAACTGTTCCGGAGGTAAGTAAATCATCTCCGTCAAAACTTAAAGCTTTTGGATAAGCACCACCATTAGCCGTCAGGTTGTTAACGGTGAAAGTGTTCGAGTTACCGGATGAGTCAGTGCCCAGCGCGGAGTCTGATGAATTGTCCGCAAAAGTTAATCTAAATCCATTCGTGCCATACGTTCCAGAGTATTCTTTCGGCTGCCAAACATTGTTGTCGTCGTATTCACCGAAGTCAGTCGGATCAAGTGCTTGACCCACCACAAAATGTATTTCGGCTAAGTAGCCAGCTAAATAGTTGCCGCCTGAGTTTCTGCCTATGTAATGAGTTTGATTGAGATTAAAAGCACTTTGGTAATTTTGAACAGGGTAAGTTGCAGTCTTTTTAGTTATATCTACTCCGTTTAAATAAATAAAAACACGATCAGTTGCCGTGGCTTGAGTTGTGTCATATTTTACAATAATGTTATACCACGCCGATAAATCACGCATTCGCGCAGTGTCTGCTTCGACGGTTCCACCTATGCTTTCGTACACCCGCAATTTATCAATGCTGTCAAAACCAATGGCTGTTGTGTTGCTAGAAGCAAAAATATCTTGATAACCGCTAGCACTGTAAAGCTCACTTTTTTTAAGCCAACAGGAAAATGTCCAAGTGCGACGGTCACTCGCAGAACTTGGGGTTCTGGAAAAATAACTTGAATCCGATGGATTTAGTCGGACAGATCTATCTATCTGGTACGCCGCTGCAGCATCAGCCGCCGCTCCAATAAACAGCGGGCTTGCACTTCCAGGAATACTCATGACACGTTCAGCAGCGAAGTCACCGTGATACGGCTGGAACTTTCCACATAGTAGGCAAGAACATCAACTGCACTAGCTGTTGTCGTTAATGTCGGTGCCGTTCCACCAACAAATTTGTACACAGAGTTATACGCCAGTGTTCTAGAGCCTGTACCGTCTTGCGTAACCACAATTACGCCAGACTGACCAGCAGTTACATTGCTTGGAGCGGCAAGCGTTCTATTGCCTGCCAAAGTCAACGTAAAATTATTTCCAAGACTTAGGTCCACAGCCACACTTGAGGCATCGGTCAAAGCAACAGGCGTACCTCGCTGTGCCTTTGTAAAGCTCTGAGCAACAGCAAGGCCAGCAACAGTTGTCGTTGCATCAGGCAGCGTAACCGTTACATCAGCAGTTGGATTGCAAGTCAGCGTCAGTTCATGGTCATCAGCAGACGTGCCCTCCATTACGATGTTGGAGTTAAACGTTGCAACACCTGCAAACGTTGAAGTGCTATCAAACGTTGCAACACCCGTAACGTCTAACGTTCCAGGGACATCAACGTTGCTAGTAAATTCAACGCCACTGCCACCAGAGTCAGTCTGCAGTAATTGACGCGCAGTACCGTTTGCAAGCTTGCTAACTGCAATCTCTGCCGTTGAACTAATGTCTGCGTCCGCAATCGTTGCGTTCGCAATCATCGTGCTAGTAACCGTTCCAGTATCGCCAGTCGTTACAACGTTTCCGCTGACATCAGGAAAAACAATTGACCTGTCAGCAGTAGGGTTGGCAACCGTAATTGTTGTTTCGTTTCCATCATCTGATGAACCCTCAAACGCCAATACAGCGTTCTGACCCAGCAATACAGTTCCAGTAAATGTGGGGCTAGCAGCACCAATTTTTTCGGTGTCTAACTCTTGAATTGCAGACTGGACATTGGTTGCTGCAATACCACCAACTGGAACAACTGAAATGTTTGCAGCAGTTTGCCCAGCAATTGCATTGGAAACATCGATTAACGAGAACGTTGCCCCTGTGCCCAAACTTACGAGCATGTCAGGTGGGGCTAATGCAACAGCAGGCGCATTGCCTGAACCTGTGCCTGAAGTGTCAACAACAACGTAGAAATTAAGGTTGGTACTAGCCGGTGCCGGTAATGCCGCTCCAGCTGTAAACCCAGCAGCAGAGCCTTGTGTTGTTACACTGGTCAGCTGATTGGTATTAGCGTTGTAAGTTCCAGCGTTTATAAGGTTGCCGCTGATAACTGTAATTGGCTGGAAAGATTGTCCCGTAAAAATATAAAGATCGCCGTCAGTTGACTCGTCGAAAAAGAACTGTCCCTTAAAATCACCATCAGGGAAAGTGACAATGTTATCAGTTGCACCAGCACCGCCAAACTTGACAGTTGATTGATCGGCTAGCTTGTCTGCTGTAATCGCATCAGACGCGATTCTGGCTGCTGGTAACGTGCCACTTGTAATCTGCGATGCAGCAAGATTTGGAACGTCAGAAGCAGCAAGCGTGTCGCCAGTAGAGACAACACCCTGCGCCGTAACAGTCACCTTTGTATAGGTGCCAGGCGTTACCGTATTGGTAATACCTATAGTTCCACTGCTATCAACTGAAAGTCCCGCGCCAGGAATAACAGCACCTTTGGCTGAGCTAGTTGCAGCAGGAAGATCAGCAGAAGTTAATACACGACCACCAGTAATTAAACCCTTTGCGTTGTAGGTAACAACGTGATGCGTCGTGCTGGCAGTTACATCATTATCTACCTCAATGGTGTTGGAATCCATTCGGAGTCCTTCACCATTAACAACAACACCGCCTTTGGCGCTGCTAGTTGCGACAGGGATGTCGCTGCCGTCAATCGCTCGATATTCAACCGCACCACCAGCACTGGTGGGGCCAGCTAAAAACTGGTTTGCTGCAGACGTATTGTTGACAACTGCTGCAATCGTGACTGCACCGCTTGTCGTAGTAGTGGTGATGTCAATGACACCAACAGTGCTACCAGCAACGCTGTTGATTGAACCAGGAGATTTAAGGCTTAGCCATGCACTACCGTTCCAGCAGAATAGTTCGTTTGTACCGGTATCAACAGCCAGTTGCCCTGTAAAAACACCAGAGGTAGGCAGCGATGTAACTAGATCAACTGTTGATTCATTGCCGAGCTTTGCAGCCGTGATTGCGTCATCAGCGACCTTCGCTGTGGAAACTGCTGAATCAGCAATTTTTGCTGTAGCGATGCCGCCATCAGCGAATAAAATTTTTGCGCCAGGGATCGTTGCATCACTAATGACTGTGACGCCATTGGCAATCAAGTCACCGACAGTCAGCTTTTTGGTTTCACTGGCACTGCTATCGACGACAGCAACCAAATCACCAGTCGCTAGGGCCGAGCCAGTTAGCGCATTAAGCTCACTAATTTTTAGATCAGCCATGGGCGGCTAGCTCCGGGTTAAACGTCCTGCTGCAACAGCAGTTTAGCGCCGCTGTCTTGATCCAAGCGTATGTCACCAGAGTCCTCCTGCAACAGAGCGTCTGGCGTCTCTAGCTTCATTCTTAGCTGTATTTCACCAGTGGTAACAAAGTCAGCTGTAATTTGAACAGTGCTATCCGGTGAAAATTGTATGGCTGCCGCTGTAATTACACCTTCGACGTTCCACCAAATCTCGTCGTCATTTCGTTCGCTAACACCGCTTGGATTGTAGCCAGATTTTTTAATGTAAAATCGGCCTGAAAAATTACTGCCAACCTTTGTTCGATGCGCTAGCTCAAATAAATACATTGGTAACTCGTTAGCCGTATCGCCTGTGTATTCCCAAAACGCACTGATGCGACCAGAACCAGAAATTAACGTATTGACTCTAGAACGAAACTCATCAGCCAACACCGTTGTATCAACTGTTTCGCGCTCAGTATTGATCTCAAAATTGTTAACCTGCGCTAACAATTTAGGCGCAGCACTTTCAACTTTTACTTTAATTGGAATAGCATTGCCAGGCGTTGCCAAAGCAACAGCGTTTGCTTTGCCACCACTGACCGCATGGGCAAAACTGTTGTAGAGCCTGATGCCGTCTAGCTCATCAACAAAAATAAATTTCTTAACGCTTGGATTTGTGTAGCTGTTGATAAAATCAAGACCGCTGCCGTCTGTGCTTGTTATTTCAATTTGATCGCCTGTTAACAACTGACCATGCTCGAAGTCAAAACTAAATCGTTTCTCCGTTGCATTAACGTCATCAACGTCAATGGTCGATT